CTGTTTCTTTTTACCCCGAAAACGCCTCAACAAGTCATTATCGGCTTGAATCGGATGAGAACTAGTCATGACGGCTGAAATCGTCTCTATCGGGCTGCAAACGGCTGAGGTAGGGGTTACAGAACCTCGTTATGGCTCCCAAGTGCCTAGAATCCGCTCTAAGGCTAGTGATTTACCTACTCGAGGCGATGAGATGATTCAATTCTGCATCGACATAGGCTTCCCACTCTTGCCTTGGCAGGAACAACTAGCTCGAGACTGCCTTAGATATAAACCAGACGGTAGATGGTTACATCCACTTATAGGAATCATGCTTCCGAGACAGCAGGGCAAGTCGACTTTCATGGCGTTACGAATCTTGTTTGGCATCTATGTGTTGGGCGAGAAGATGCACCTGGCTACAGCTCACAAGCTAACTACCTCATCTGAAATCTTTTTTAAGGTTTCGGAGATAATCGAGAACAGCCAACTACTCCTGGATAACTTTGCGAAGAAGTACGAATCTAAAGGATCGCAGGAGATTCGGTTTAAGAATAAGGCTCGCTACCTAATCAGAGCCGGAAACTCAGCTGCTCGAGGTATTGCAGCACCCGATGTAATTCATATTGACGAGTTACGAGAATTTGATACCGAGGATGTCTGGTCATCGATGCGATTTACCCAGATGTCCAATCCTAACCCGCAAGCCTATGTCTATTCCAACGCTGGCCATGCTAATTCGGTTTTATTGCATAAGTTCAGAGAACGAGGCCTTGCAGCTAGTGAAGGCGCAGAAGATTCTATTGGCTGGTTCGAGTGGAGTGCTGAACCCGGAGCCGAGATAACCGATAAAGAAGCCTGGTACCAGAGCAACCCGTCACTCGGCCACACAGTCCATGAGGACAATATCAAGGACAGCCTTTCAGATCGTGAAGATATTTTCCGCACCGAAATCCTCTGCCAGTTCGTGTCAATGATTAACCCAGTCATCTCAGAAGCCGAATGGAAGAAGTGCAAGGTCGATGACCTGCCTCAGCTAAATACAGAACACGATACTTGGATGGCAATAGACCTTAGCCCAGATAGAAAGCATGGAAGTCTCGTTGCAGGCCAGAGAATTGACGGCGATAGGTTTATGGTGAGCCTTCTCCATACTTGGTTTAACCCAGTCAACCTAGACGATAAAGAAATGGCTAACGATATTGCTTACTGGGTTCGCAAGTTCCCGGTTAACGCCGTTGCCTATAGCAAGTCGACAGCCTCAGCAGTTGCAGCTCGATTATCACCGGCGGGAATTCCAATCTATGAAATCAACAGCCAGGAGTACCAGCAATCTTGCGATGAATTCGTATCGGCGGTCTCTTCGATGCGCCTTGTCCATTCAGATCAAGAGGAACTTACTAAGCAAGTCCTAAGCGCCGTTAAATTAACTCGAGGCGATGGCGGTTGGGTTATGGGTCGCAAAGCTTCTGGAATTGTTTGCGGAGCAGTTGCCTCAGCGATGGTTACTCACTTTGCGACACGCGCTGAATCTGAAGTAGACATTCAGGTAGGATAATGTCTAGACAGTAGCGTATAATATGTCCAATGGGAATCCGGGACATCTTTACATCATCAAAGCCAGCACTCGAAGTTACAGTCGATGCTGCTTCTACCCCTGCGCCGTTTAACAACACGGCTTCATTTAATCCTTTCGTATTTACTCAGTCAGTAGCTTCTCGCCAGCAAGCTATGGCAGTTCCAACTATCGCAAGAGCGCGTAACATCATCTGTTCAACTCTTGCAGCTCTTCCACTCGAGCAATACTCGAAGGTCGATGGATCGCACATGGGAACACCTGGAGTAATCAATCAGCCAGACCCACGCGTTCCAGGTTCAGCAATTTACGCATGGCTTGCAGAAGACTTACTCTTTCATGGCGTTGGGTACGGCCAAGTCCTCGAGCAATATGGGGACACAGGAAGAGTCCGTGCTTGGACTCGCGTTGCGCCAGATCGTGTAACAACTAAACTTAATCATCTTCAGACAGAAATCGTTGGTTATCAAGTAGACGGCTCAGTAGTTCCTACTCAAGGAGTCGGTTCACTTGTAGTGTTCTACGGACTTGACGAAGGCGTGCTTAATCGTGCAGGGCGTACTATCCGTGCAGCTCATGCCCTCGAGCAAGCAGCCGAAACTTTCGCTAAAGAACCAGTACCACTTCAAGTTCTAAAGTCTAACGGCACCAATCTTCCAGCAGAGCGAATCTCTAAACTTCTCGAGTCATGGAGAACTGCTCGCCTTACAAAGTCAACTGCGTTCCTTAATGCAGATGTTGAATTGCAGGCGTTGGGCATCGATCCAGCCAAACTACAGCTGAATGAAGCTCGTCAATATGTCGCTCTGGAATTGGCTCGCGCCTGCAACCTTCCTGCCTACTTCGTAAGTGCAGAAACGACCAGCATGACTTATAGCAACTCAGTATCAGAGCGTCGTTCACTTATCGACTTCTCTATGAAGCCAATTCTTGCAGCTATTGAACAGCGTTTATCTATGCCGGACTTCTGCCCTTCAACTGGTGAGATTCGTTTCAGCCTAGATGAATTCCTGCGTTCAGATGCTCTACAGCGTGCTCAGGTATACGAAATTCTTAATCGCATTGGCGCTATGAGTGTCGAGCAGATTAGAGAAGAAGAAGATCTAATTGATAACAAGGAGACCCGATGAAGATAACCATGCCATACGCCATTACAGCGGCGGATACAGAGTCTCGCATCATCGCAGGCCGCATCGTTTCATGGAACGCTGAAGGCAATACCTCAGCAGGCCGCACTATGTTCAAAGAAGATTCAATCAACATGGCTAAGAACATCAAGCTAGTTCTTCAGCACGATGTAACCCGGCCTTTAGGCAAGATGGTTTCATTCGAAGCAGATGCAACAGGCATTACAGCAGAATTTAAAATCGCAAAAACTACAGCCGGTAACGATGCACTCGAAGAAGCTGCAACTGGCCTTCGCTCAGATTTTAGCGTTGGCGTAGATGTTGCAGAGTGGGATAACGAGGATGGCGTAATGGCTATCAGCGCATCTAATCTCATCGAGGTCAGCCTCGTAACAGATGGCGCAATCCCAGGCGCAGAGGTCGCGAAAGTAGCGGCAGAAGATACAGAAATTTCTGAGACACCTCAGGAAGAAACACAATCAACTACAGAAGGAGAACAAGTGTCAGACACTACCGTTCCAGAAGTTGCTCCTGCCGCAGAAACGGTAGAGGCTGCAAAGGTTGAAGTTAAGGCTGCAACAGCACCTTACATTTCAACAACTGTTCGTAACCCAATCGTTGATAAGGCTTCTTATCTCGAGCACTCAGTCCGCGCTTCACTAGGCAACGACACTTCAAAGATGTATGTTGCAGCAGCAGCAGACGTCACAGACAACGCTGGTCTCGTACCAACACGTCAACTCACAGAAGTTATCAACGGCATCTCAAACGCAGACCGCCCATTGATCGACTCAATCTCAACAGGTGCACTACCAGATGCTGGTATGACTTTCGAGATTCCAAAGATTACAGTTGCTCCAACAGTTGCAATCGCAGCTGAAGCAGGAACACCATCAGAGACAGACATGAACTCAGCGTTCGTATCTGTTGACGTCAAGAAGTACATCGGGCAGCAGACATTCAGCCTTGAACTTCTAGATCGTTCTTCACCAGCGTTCTTTGCAGAACTCGTACGCCAGATGGAATACGCATACGCAAAGGCTACAGATGGAGCAGTCGGTACAGCTCTTATCGCAGGCGGAACAGACGGCGGAAACCGTACTCTTACTACAGGTGCTCTTGCAGCTGACTTCGTATCAGATGCAGCAGTATCTATCTACACAAACACTCTTGGATTTGCGACAAACATCGCAGTATCTCCAGATCAATGGGGCGTGCTTATGGGCTTGGTCGATTCTTCAAATCGCCCAATCTTCCAACAGACAATCAACCCACAGAACGCAGGCGGAACACTTACAGCAACAGCAGTTCGTGGAAACCTTCTCGGTCTCAACCTTCGCGTAGCTCGTAACCTTTCTGGTACAGGCGATAACTCAATGATTATCATCAACCCAGATGCTTACACATGGTACGAGTCACCACGCCTATCACTCCAGACAAACCTCATCTCAACAGGTCAGGTTCAGGTCGGATACTACGGCTACGGCGCAATCGCAACAAAGATCGGTGCAGGCGCTTACCGTTACATGGTTGCATAGTAAATAACTAATCATGGGGGGGCTGCTGCTCCCGGTGGCTCCCCCAGTCGTTTAATAGAGAGGATGTAGAAATGGCTTCAATCGTCACAGTAGCGGAACTAAGGTCTATCCTTGGCGTTTCTACATCCCTTTATAACGATGCTTATTTAACAGATGTAATCGATACAGCTGAGGCAGTAATCTTGCCTATGCTGGTCAAGTATTCAAGTCCCATCGATGTAGTAGCACTTCAAGATAACATCGCAACATATTATGTCCTTGGTGATAATAACTTTTCAGCGGGTCAGAGCGTAGTCGTAACAGGCGTAGGCTCCCCATTTAACGGAACTTTTACCATTCTAGAATCAAGCAATATTGATTATGATTCTTTCATTCTACGATCTAATTCACGCATATTCTTGGATGGTTCTTACAGAGAATTTAACGGCTTCTTTACAGTAGCCCTAACCAATGCCGATATTACAGAGCGCAAGGTAATCCCTTCAGGTTTGGCAACACTATCCGGCGCAGCTACTTATGTAGGCAACAGCGCAGTCGAGTCAGCAGTTTTAGCCGTCTCAGTAGAAGTATTCCAGTCTCGCATTGCTCCCGGTGGACAGATCGAGGGAATCGACTTTACTAATGTCAGCCCTTACCGCCTAGGGCGCAGTCTCTTTAACCGCGTATCAGGACTCTTAGGGGCATACATCGACACCGATTCAATGGTGCAATAATGCCTGCTTCAACAATCCTTGACACAGTACGCCAACCACTAGCTACAGCCTTCGCAAGCGTTGCAGGCAATGTCTACGCGTATGTTCCCGAAGCTCCTATGGTGCCATTCGTAGTGACAGTCCCAGATTCTCCGTACCTTGAGCTAGAGACCATTAACAAGTCAACGCTTCATATTAAAATCAATCTTGTAATCTCAGTCGCAGTTGCATATAACAGCAACCCGGCTTCGCTCGACAACCTCGAGCAGCTAGTCATAAGTGTTCTGAAGGTGATCCCAGCAGGGTACACAGTCGGAGCGGTTGAAAAACCAACAGTAACTCAAGTTGGCCCTTCCAATGTATTGGTGGCCGATATCAGAGTTTCTACCTACTATACACAAACAAACTAAAGGAAAATAATATGGCAACCGTAGTAATCACAGGGCGCGATATTTCTCTATCTTTCACAGGTGGAACAGATATCGAGGCACAAGCACTTTCAGCAGTCCTAACAAAGACTAACCTTCGCGAGACATACCAGACTCTCGATGGCGAGGCTTACAAGACTACAAACATCGAAGGCACATTTGCACTTTCAATGCTTGCCGACTGGGGTAAGGCTAACTCAGTATGCGAAGCTCTATGGACAGCAGCAGAGTCAGCACCAGACACAGACATCACAGTCAGCCTCACAGCAGCTACAGGCGCAGTTTTTTCATTCCCAATCATGCCTGAATTTCCAACAGCAGGCGGAGCCGGAACTGATGCTCAAACTGTAGA